GAAGCAGAGCCAGATGTTATCCATCCAAATTTCGGGCCATCTATAGTGTCACAGGTATTGTCTTTAAGAGTAAAAGATCCGGAGGCATTGGGGTGCATGAATTTGAACATCGCCTGCGTCTGTACGTTTTCTGACGCGGCGACGCGAGCGAATGTGTTGTTCTGCCAAATAACACGGGTAGGGGTCTGCGCGGAGGTCGCATTGCCGATCTGCGCATAATGTAGGCAGGACTCAAAATAGTTACCGTCCATGTGAATATCAGAGGCCGATGGATCCCAGATATCCATAACAAGACCTTGCCGCATGAACCAGTTATTTTGATAACGGTGATTCTGCGCGCCACCTAATGTCGTGGCACCAGGGAATCGCGGGCTTATGTAGTCGTATGCAATGGCAATTTCGCTCTGAGCTCCACCAAGTGCTTGTTGATTCTCACCAAAACGACAGAATTCAACAAGCAGGTTGTCTTGGTTGAATCCGAGCCTGATAGCCTTGACGTAATTGGTGAAATAATTGCGGTAGAAGTGCAGCGTGGTCGTGTCATCAAAGCGGCACAGGTTTTCAAAATCAGACATCCAGATTTGATCGAATAAAATGTCGTTTGGGGTCATTTGATAAGCCCCCTGCGGGCCTACATCAAATCCAACGCTGCCAGTAGAGGCGCGACCTAATCCACTGATATGGAAATTCTTGAACGCCAACATCGCCATCGCAGAGTTTCCGCCTGTAGGCGTGGCAGTGACATCAACGACAAACAATTTGCTTCCTGTTGCCTGGAACTTGGTTCTTACCTTATCTTCTCCGACTATCTGGATGCCGCCCTGATACCCGCCATTCAGGGTGGGAGCACCGCCCTGTACATTTAGCTGTCCACAAGGCAAGGTAACGCCAGGGATAAATAGCGTACCGCTACCGAGTGTCTGTAACTGGTTAATGGCAGCCTGAACAGTTGAAGTCAGGTCATTCAGGCCAGTGCTGCTGTAACCGTTAAAATCCCGTAAGTCTATTGTAGTGGTGGCGGCGGTGGCACCACTTGTTGGGATAGCAACACCATTCGCATACAAAGTAACCGAGCTGTCTGGGTTGGTGGCGGCAAGTACTGGGGTCAGCCCACCATCAGATGGATTGCTGCCCACATACACCGCCACCCCCCGATTCACCAGCTCGGCCTCTTGATCCGCGCCAAGGGTGAGCGACGTTCCAGCAGCCTGGTGCACGCCGGAAATGAAAATAGATGCACTGAGCTGGATGGTCATGGCGGGTCTCTCTTGGGGTCAGGTTGCGGTGGTGGCTCAGGCTTGGGTGTTGCCGTCGCCGTCCGTTTTGTCCGGCGCGGACGCGGCCTTGTCGCGCGATTTGCGCATGTCGGCGGCGGCCTTGATCATGTCGGCGCTGGCGGTGTAGCGGCCGTTCTTGTCGGGGTCTTCTTTCTTGTCGACGAACAGGGTGCGGCCGGCGCGGGCCAGGTCGATGGCGGTGCCTTTGGGTACTTCGACGATTTCGCCGGCATCGTGGTGGACGCCGCCGCGGTCGTCGCCGTGGTTGATCAGGCAGGATTCGATTACGAGTTGTTTGGGCATTTCGGTTTCTCCAGAATGAATGGGAAAGGCGCCCTCCCCGATCAGGGCAGGCGCGCTCTCGTTTGGCTTACGGGGTCAACGCATCTTTCATAGCTGCAAAGCTCGCAGCGTGGCGCACGTTGACATCGACGTCCTGCAGGGCGATGACGCGGCGGGTGCCGCTGGTGGAGCCGGTGTAGGGGTCGAGCATGATGTCGAGGCCGCCCCACATGCCGATCACCAGGTCGGCCCAGTTGCCGAACATGATTGCCGAGCACACCGCACCGGAGGTGCCCTTGGTGAGGTTGCTCGGCACGGCGTTGGTGGTCATCGCTTCATAGCCCAGCACATCGCCGACGCCGCGCTGGCCGACTGCGCTGGTCCACACTGCTTTGCCGTTGGTGGTGGCGAATTCCTGCGTTTTGCGCAGGGTGCCGCGCGCCTTGGTGTTGGTGAGGTAAGCCAGGCTGCCGCTGTCGGCGTTGGCATTGGCGACTGCCGATTCCAGGTCGACCATGTTGGCGTAGGTGGGGGCGAGGCCGTTGGTGCCGCCGGCGACCGAACCGATGCCGCTGATGTTCAGCAGGCCGGTGGGCTCGTTGCTGGAGCCGCTGCCGTTGATGGCGCCAATCTGAAGGGTTTGGCCCAGCAGTGCAGCCAGGTCGGCGCGGACGAACATTTCCACGTCGATGCTGGACTGCAGCAGCAGGCGGCGGCTGTAGTCGGTGAACGCGCCCATGGTCTTGGGCGTCAAGGCCATCTGGCCCAGGGTCTGGGCCGATTCGGTGGGGGCACCGGATTCAGCCAGCCAGTAGCCGGTGGCGCCGCCGGTCTGCGACGGGATCGCCAGGTTGCCGTTGAGGTCGCGCAGCCAGGTGACGCCCATCTGGTCGAGCACCATCGCGTTGCGCAGCAGCTCGATGAAGCTGGAGCCGAGCAGGTCGGTGGCCACCAGGTTGCCGCCGGCCGAAGCGGTGCCGACGACGAGGTCACGATAGGCATGGCTGACATCGAGGCCGCCCGCCTTGGCGCGCGACATGGCGCGCTGCATCAGCTGGCGGGCAACCGATCCGGCCATCTGCTCATGCACCGACATGCCGCGCGACAATACATCCACCGGGATGGTGATCGCGGTGTCACGTCCGGCAAAGTGTTTGTCGTCGCCGCGCTTGTCCTGCGCAGCGCGCGAACACTCGTGCTCGAACGGGGCCAGCCTGGCAGCGTTGACAGGGTCGGACGCGGCCAGCATGGCGCGGCAGAACGAATACTGCTCGACATCCTTCTTGCTCATGCCCAGCTCGGGCGACTCTGCGGGGCGCAGCACGCCGTTGTCTTTCAGCTTTTGCAGCGCCATGGCGCGGAACGCGTCGAGGCTGGTACCGGCGTCGATAGCCTTGTCGGCCAGGTCGCCCATGTTGTGGGCGCGGCCGATGGCGAGGATCTCGCGAGCACGCTCGCGCTCGCCAGCCAGCGGATCGGCACCCAGCTGGATGTCGGCGGAACGGGTGGCGGCAGGTGCGGTGACCGGCGCCGGGTCGGTGGTGATTTCGGGCATTTTATATCCTTTCGTTTCAAGTGAACCGGCGGCGCCGGGTGTGGGTAAATCAACGACGCGATAACGCGGCGAGTCTTGCTCGGTGGCCTGGCGACCCAGGCCGACGGTAGCGTCGGCCGGGATGTCAACAAGGCTTATTTCAAATGGCGTCCAATGGGTGACGCGGTATTCGTCGGCCTGGCCGTCGCCGTTGGTCTTGGTCAGCACGCGCTCGCCGATCTGGTAGCCGATCGACACATTACGGATGAGGCCATCGGTGATGTCGAGGCGCAGATCGGCGAGCGCTTCGCGGCGGCTGATGGCGATGTCTGCCAGCAGGCGGCCGCCCTCGATCCAGGCTTTTTCCACCACGCCGATACTGGCGAGCGGGGTGTCGCCGACAGCGGTGACGCGATCATGGTTGGCCAGTACCGCTGCGCCGCCGTTGAGGCGGTCGAGCTGGATCTCGCTGGCCTTGTGGCCAAGCACTTCGATCCATGGCTCATCCCACCAGCTGCTGCGCAGGTAGGGCTCCTCGGACGAAACCGAGAGGCGCAGGCGCAGCAGGTTGTCGGCAGGCTGGTCCGACTCGGCCGGATCGGGCATGCGGATGGTGAGCGTGGCGGGCAGGCTGCGATGCAGGTCGCCATCGATGCGCTGGCGCTGGGCGGGTTTTTCAAGGGTTTCGGGCATGGATCAATCTCCGTGGTCATGGCCGCGTGTTGCAGCCAGTTGCAGGTGGCGGGATTTGGCAGGCTTGGCTGGGTCGGCAGGCTCGGGCGGCAGCGGCTGGGCGGCCACCATGTTGGCGTCGAGCGGGCCGTACTTCTCCTCTTCCGCCTGGACTTCGGCCAGCACTTCGTCCGGGTCTTCGCCACGCTCAAGGATCAGGCGGCGACGGCTGGTGAGCTTGAGACGCAGGTTGGTTTCGTTGGCGTTGGCGGCCTTGACCGGATCGATCGGTACCCAGCGGCGCGGCTGCCAGGTGACGGCGGCGTGGTATTCGCCGAGACGGGTCGACTTGAGGCCGGGCGTGGCCAGCACCAGGTAGGGCAGCGCAGCGCCCAGCACTTCGGCATGCAGCCAGTTGCGCAGGCGGGTCTGGGTCTTTTTGTGGTGCTCGCGCTCGCCGATGATGCCGACCTGCGCGCTGGAGTAGTTCACCGCCTCGAGGTCATTGCCGAGGCTGATGTAGCTCATCCCTCGCGCGGCGGCCCAGCCACGCAGCTGCTGCTTGATGTAGGTGTCGGCGTTGATGTTGGGCCACACCGATTCGAACGGCTGGAACTGGTAGCCCTGCGGCAGGGTATCGAACTGGCCCGGCACCGTGGTGGCGTACTTTTCGGCGGCGGCGGTGATCGCCTGGATCTCATCCGGGGTCAGCACCTTGCCGGCGGCCTTGGCTGCATCGAGCACGGACGACACGATGGTGTCGCCGAATCCGGGCGGGGCCTCGCCGCTCGGCGAAAAGAAAAAGCCCTGCCGCTTGGCCGCATTGCTGCTGGCCACTGCGGCCGATTCCTCGAAGTCGTGGGTGAGCCACAGCCGGCGCGCGCCGACGGTGAGCCAGGGAATCCCACGCAGCTGGCCGGGCTCTTCCACAAGAAAGTGATGGATGATCTCGCTGGCCGGGATGCGTACATGGCGGCCGACGCTGATGTATCCGGTCATCGCATCGCCGATGCGGGTCATCTGCAGCCAGTAGGCCAGCGGCTTGCCGGCATCGTTGATTTCGACTCCCATGCGGATGCGCGCGCCGCCCCAGGTGCGGTTGAGCGTCACGTCGAGCAACGACGGATCGAGCAGCTGTATCTGGAAGCCCATCGGCCCACGGCTGGGACGCTTGCGGATCAGGATCTCGCCCTTGCGCGCCAGGGTGTTGAGCGCCAGCGATTCCACTTCGCACCAGGGTAGGCCTGATTCGTCGGCCTCTTCGCCCCATTTGGCCCAGGCGGATTCCAGCAGCGCGTTCTGCACGGCGTCCTGCACCACGCTGCCGTCGCGCTGGGCGAGGGTGAGCCGCATCTGCAGCGCCATGCCGTTCGGGCCGATCACATTGTCATCGAGCTCGATCAGGTAGCGCTGCGCCCATTCGTTGTTGCGGGCCAGCCCGAGCGAGCGCGCCCACAGCGTGGGAAGCTGGCGCGCGAGGTCTTCGTTGATGTGGATGGCGGTGCTGGACCACGACTCGGTATAGGCTGGTGTCTCGGCAGTTTCGAACGAGCGCTGCGCCGCGCGCAGATCATGCACCATGCGGCCCTGCACCTGGGCGGCCACGGCACGCACCGTGCCGTCGAGCCACTCGCGGCGCTCGGCGGCAGATTCACGGGGCTTGAACAGGCTAGAGAACAGGCCCATCACATGCGCACCTGCACGCGGCCCGCCGACACGCCATTCATCAGCGCCTGGGCGGCCAGTTCCTTGAACACTTCCTGCTCGTAGTGCTGGATCAGCGTGCGAATTTCATCGGCCGCGCGAAACTTCATCGTGCGCCCGCCCACATCGTATTCGGCCACGTGCAGCTGGCCCTTGCTCATGTAGCTCGCCAGTGCGGCGCGGGCATTCGCTAGCGCGATCTGGTTCGCGCTGCGGCCGTCGTGCGTGGCAGCCGTGGTCAGGTCCGGCAGGATGGTGATCGGCGCGGTTTCGAGGGTGACTTTTTCGCCGGAGAAAGTGTTTTCGACATAGGCCACCAGCGTGGCCGCGCCGGCGGTGTAAGCCGCCGTGGTGGCAGCGGACAGAGTGACGGTGTGGGTGGTGCCCGACCCCGTCGCCGTGAACGCAACCGCCACGCCCACCGCATACAGAATCTTGTACTTCAGCGCCCAGCCATCGGCTGCGGAATACTCCGGCAGCTCGCGCGTCCAGGAGACGCTGTCTCCGGCGCGGATCGCGGTGGGCTCATTGGTCGGGATTTCCATGCCTGCCAGCGTGGCAGGCGGGGGGCGAAATTTGTAGGCAAGGAATTTCGCATGGGTGTGAGAGCTCTGGTTAGCCGGCAGCAGCGAAGGCAGCGATTCGCGCCCCCAAAATCTCTGAGTACTGCCACATCACGTCGTTCCGCTCTTTCAGCCGCTCCTGCTCTGCTGCGTCAAGCGTTTCAAATATCTGGCTGTTCCCGATAAAATCGCTGAGCGCGTTGGCTTTCTTGTCAAGCTCTGCCTTTTCAGCAACAACGCGCATTTGGTGCGGTTGCAGAAGCGGGGGCTTTGGGCATGGCCCACTGTAGCCGTGAAACTTAAACATCCCTTCACCCTGCGGCATCGGCTCGCCACAGATTTCGCATTTCGCTATTTCGTTCATTTCACTTCCTTTCGTAGTTGAAGCCACCGGACCATCCGGCAGCACAAACTATGCCCGCAGCCGCTTCAGCTGCTGCGCCCGCCTTACACTCACGCCCAGCACCTTGGCGATCTGCTGCGCGTCGGCATCGGCCGACAGCTTGTCCAGCATTTCGAAGTGGCTGCGCTTTTTGTTCGCCGGCACGTACACCCGCACCCCGCCGGCGTGGGTGCACAGCAGGCGTTTGAACTTTTCCCACTGGTCGTCCGGGATCTCGGTCAGGTCGGCGCGGATCGCGCTCAGGATGTCGAGCAGGTTATCGCCGGCCATTGCGGGCATCCTTGCGGGTGCGAAGCATCGCGGCAAAGCGCGCGGCGGCGGCAGCGGCATCGATGTCCGGCGCGGGCGCGGCGGCGGGCGCGGCGTCATCGGCGGCAGCTATCCGGGATTCCCGGACAACTGGCGCGGGCTGGTCCGGCTCGATCGCCTTGCCGGCGTCGGCAAAGTGATCCGGCGCGGCGAGCAGATCGCCCTGGCGCGCCTGGTGTTCGAGCAGCATCCACCAGGCGTCGGCCTTGCGGTGCAGCTCCAGGTGGTGCGCCATGCCCAGGTTGTAGACGCTGAGGTCGAAGGTCTCGTTGCGGTCGGCTTTTTTCTTGTGCCACTCGATGACCTTGTAGCC